AAATTTGCCTTGCACGAAGTCAAAGTGTGCGTCTACATCTAGCGTCATGCGTAACGACCTGACACCACTCCAAGTATGCGAGCGCCTGATCGGGGGCTACCCGGTTCTGGCGGCCATTGTCGGCTATTCGGAAAAGGCCCCGTATGTCTGGGCCAAGGGGGGCGACACGCGCGATGCGGGGGACATTCCGTCCGTTCGCCTGATGCGTGCCTTCCTTGCCCATTCCGACGCGCGGGCTCTCGGACTGACCGCCGATCACCTGATCCGGGGCGCCGATGCGGCTCAGATCGACGCGATCCTTGCCGCGCGGCAGGGGCTGGAGGCGGCAGAATGACCGCCCCGTTCGCCGCGCCGTTGTTGTCACTCCCCGTCGCCAAGCCCGTCTGGCAGCCTGCGCCAGAGCGGCCGGGCGGCGCGCCTGACCGGGTGGCCGTTGCGTCACCCGGTCCTTTTCATTCCCAACGCGGCCGGGCGTGCAGGCCCGCGTCGTACCAGCGCGGCCGGGTGGCAACCTCCTCCCCCCTCGGCCCGGCCGCGCGTTTTTTCCCGGTGGTCCCATGAACGGCCGCGTCCCTGTTCTCATGGCCGCGGCCTCGGTCGCGATGTGCGCCCGCTCCGGTGGACTAACGCAACAGGCGGTGGACGAAATGCGCGTGCGCGCGGAAGAGCTCCTGGACCGTGACGATCCTCTGCGCCGCGATGTGTTCTGGTTCGCGACCCAGTGGGAGGCGGTGCGCCGCGACCCGGATGCGCTGGCCCTGATCGGGGCGTTGTTGCTGGCGGCGGTCGAGCGCGAGACGGTGCCAAGGGTGCCCGGCACGGATCGGGTGGACCTGCATGGCTGAGCGGGCATCCCTCGCGCCCGCGCCAGGGCGCCTGACGCTGCCCGAACAGGCCGTGGTCAATGCGATGATCGTCATCTGCAACGAGCGGATGGGCGATCATGTCCGCCGCGCCGAAATGCTCGATGTAATCACGCGACATCTGCCCGCCTGTCCGGCGCGTGACGATGCCATGGGCGATCTGGCCCGGTCCGCGCGGGATCTGGTGGCCAGGCGTGACCAGCCCCCGCATGTGTTCGTGTTCGCGATGCTCGCCGCGGCGGGCATGGTCGCAGATTTTGCCGAGGGGCGGCTGGACATGATCCACCGCGCGCTTGACAGCGAGGCGGCGCAATGACCGTCCGCGCGATCCAGGCGATCGACCTTTGCGCGCTGAGCCTCGACGAGCTGCGCCTGGTCGAGGCGTTGCTGGAAACCGCGGTGCGGCTGGCCGCACGGATGCCGCCGGGAGCAACGGTTCGGATGGAGATCGCCGCGGGGCAGGCGCGCATCGGGGTCGAGCTGGGCGAGGATCAGGCGTTCGAGCTGGTCGAGCCGGAGGTGGCAGCGGCCCCGCCGCCCGCGCAGGTTCCGCCCGCCCCCCCGCCTGCCTTGGAGGTAGTCGCGTCAGTGGTGCCGGACATGGTCGACGCCGTGCCCGTTGCGCCGCCTGCGCCGTCCGTTGCACCAGTGCCCCCGCCCGTTGCGCCGCCGGTTGCCGTGACCGTGCCCCCGGCGGCGGTCAGTCCCGATGACGGCCCCGCCGATCCCCGCATCCCGTCGCAGCGGCGGCTGTTCTTTGACCAGGTGGAGGCGTCGCGCGACGATCTGACCCAGCTCGACCTCGAGGAGCAGCGCTGGCCGCCCGAGGAGATCGCGGCCATCATCGACCGTGATGCGCGCGCGCAGCTTGTCCGCCGCAAGGTGTTGCTGATGGGCGGCACGATCCCGCGTCGCCTGGTGCTCGGCTGGCTGCGCGATTACCTCAACCCGCCCGAGGTGGGGTGATGCCAGCCGCCGCCGCATCGGACGCGCCCCGGCGCCACGCCTACACCCTGCCCGAGATCAATGACATGCTGACCGCGCGGGCCGATGACGTGGCGCGCCACTACGCGCCCGAGGTGCGCGGCAGCTATTCCAACGGGCAGCAGTATTTCACGCTCAACCCCGGCCGCCCGGACACGCGGGTCGGGTCGTTCTGGATCAACCTGTCCGGCCCCCATGCCGGGCGCTGGCGGGACATGGCGACCGGCCAGGGCGGAGATCTGATCGACCTGATCGCGCTGGCGCTCAACTGCAGCAAGTCCGACGCGATCCGCGAGGCCCGCGCCTATCTGGGCCTGAGCCACGATGACCCGGCGCGCGCCCGGCGGCGCGAGGCCGAAATCGCGCGCCAGAAGGTCGCGCGCGCCGAGGCCGAGGCCAGGCGCGCCGCCGACCTGGACCGCGTGCGCGCGCAGGCCCTCGCGATATGGCTTTCGGCGCAGGCGGACATCGCGGGCGGGCCGGTGGGTGCCTACCTCGCGGCGCGGGGGATCGACCTTGCGGCCCTGCCGCGCCCGGTGACGGCGCTGCGCTACCTGCCCGATTGTTACTACAAGCTTCTCGACCCGGAGACGGGCGAGATCATCGAGCGGCGGTTGCCCGCGATGGTCGCCTGTGCGGTGAACCTGCGCGGCAAGACGCAGGCGCTGCACCGGACCTATCTGGGGATCCATCCGCGCAGCGGCCTCTGGTCCAAGGCGGACCTGCCGAACCCGAAAAAGGTTATGGGCCCGCAGCAGGGCGCGGCGATCCGCGTCTGGTCCGGCATCGGGCCGCGCGGGGGCAAGCCGGGGCCGCTGGCCGAGGCGCCGCCGGGTGCCCGCGTGATGATCGCCGAGGGGATCGAGGATGCGCTGGTCGCGGCCATTGCCTGCCCGGAGGCGCGGGTGCTGGCCGCGATCAACCTCGACAACCTCGGGCGGGTCGAGTTGCCCGCGTCGGTCACCGAGGTGACGCTGATCGCGGACAACGACGCGGGCGAGCAGGCGCGCGCGATGTTCGACCGTGCGGTCGCGGCCCACGCCGCCCAGGGCCGCACCGTGCGCGTCTGGCGCAACGCGCGCGGCGGCAAGGATCTGAACGACGCGCTGCGCGCGATGCAGGGAGGGGCGTGATGTTAGGATCACGGCCAGTTCGGGGGGCGGAACCCGTCGAGAAACCAGCGCATCGCCTCGGCCGCCACGGGATTGACCGACCGCGCGGTCGATCGGCCATCAGGCATTTCCCATTTGCGGATCGTTTGGGGCGCGGTGTTCAGCACCGCCCCCAGTTCCGCCTGCGTCAAGCCGAGCTTCTGCCGAGCCGCTTTGAATTCCTGCGGGGTCATGGGTCAGATCGCCTCCTCGCCATACATCCGCACAAAGTCACGTTTCAGTGCCTGCCACATCGCGGGACGGATGTAGAGTGTATGCCGCGCGTTGCCGCGTGCGGTCGGACGAGCGCGGGTATACCAGTCGCGGGTGCCAACGCAGCTCGCGACGGAGTCAGCAAAATTTGGAGTGTTGCGGGTCATGGATCAGGCGTCCGCTTGCGCAACGCCGTCAGCATCCAGAAACCACCGAACATCGCCGCCATTGTTTTCGATCTTGCGGATCAATTCGTCGGTCGCTTGCGCAACGGACATGCCGTCATTCTCCGACCAGAACCGCGCGTCAGCCAACGCGGCGTCTGCCGAACGGCCCATCCCGTAGATCGTGCCGCGCGTCTTGTGGGCGGTGCCTGCGACAAATGCGATGTAGTGCGTCATTTCGGTCTCTCCAATCTGTGGGCGCCTGCCCGTTTCGATACACTCAATATAGCGCCAATGGCGCTAATCACAACCCTCTCGCACATCACGAATTGTTACAGGCGCGCCTGACCGATGGACCACACGCCCCCCCAATCCCGGCAGGAAACTGCGGCCGTTGCGAGCCTTTCGGCCTACCGCGCGCTTGCGGCCGAGCTGGAGGCCGCGCCTGTCGTGGCGCGTCCAGGTGCCGCGCGGGCAGACGATGGCCCGCCCGAACCGCCGCCGCATGACGGCCCAGGCGACGATCGGGGCGATCCGCACGACCTGCCCCCGCCGCGCGATCCCGATAGCCCGATCGGCGGCGGGCGCGGCCGGTCGGAAATCTGGGATGGCTGCCCGGTGATCCCCCTCGGTGTGTCGGGCGAGTTTTCCTGGTACCTCGACGTGCTGGGCCAGCTGCGCGCGGTCAAGAAACACGAGCTGCAGACGATGCTGCACCTGTTCGGCGGCAACACCCGCCTGCTGGCCATGCACTACCCGCAATACGACAAGGACGGCGCGCCGAAGGCGAGCCGCTTTGACCAGCTGACCCTTTCGGCCGCGATGATGGCGGCCTGTGACCGGCTGGGCGTGTGGTCGCCCACGGGCAGGGTGCGCGGCCCGGGTGCCTGGGTGGACGATGACGGCGGGCTGATCCTGCACGCAGGCGACGAGGTGCTGATCGAGGGCGCGTGGCAGCCGCCGGGCGTCTATGGCGGCCGGGTCTATCCCGCCGCCGATCCCGTGCCGCGCCCGGCCCCCCCGAGCCCCCGTGAGGGCGATCCCGGGCGCGAGGCGCTGGACCTGATCGAGACCTGGAACTGGCGGCGGCGCGACATCGACCCGGTGCTGATGCTGGGCCTTGCCTGTGCGATGATGATGGGCGGTGCGCTCGACTGGCGCCCCGTCGGGTGGCTGACCGGCGATGCGGCGACGGGCAAATCGACGCTGCAGAAGTTCCTCCTGCTTCTCCTCGGGGGCGAGGGCGGCCTGCTGCAGGCGGCGGATGCGACCGAGGCGGGGATCCGCAGCGTCGTCGGCTATTCGTCCCTGCCCGTGGCGATCGACGAGCTGGAGCCGGACAAGGACAACCCGCGCAAGGTCGCGGCCGTGATCGAGCTTGCGCGCCGCGCGGCCTCGGGGGGCCAGATATTCCGCGGTTCGACCGACCAAAAGGGTCACCAGTCCAACGCGACCAGCGCGTTCCTGTTCTCCTCGATCCTGGTCCCGCCGATGCCGGCGCAGGACCGCAGCCGCCTGATCCTCCTCGACCTAGAGCGGATCGACCCGGATGCGCCGCGCTTGAAGCTCGACGCCCGCGCGTGCCGGCGGATCGGGGCGCAGCTGCGCCGCCGGTTGCTCGACGGCTGGCCTACCTGGGCCGAGCGGCTGGAGCTGTGGCGTGCCGCACTGGCGGAGCATGGCCAGACCGGGCGCGGGGCGGACAACTACGCCACCGTGCTGGCCATGGCCGACATGGCGCTGCACCCGGCCCTGCCGGACCGCGAGGCGATGGGTGGATGGGCGCACAAGCTGGGCCGTGCCGCGACCGAGGACAGCGTGGAGGTGGGCAGCAACGCTGACGACATGCTGGTCTGGCTGTTGGGTCAGGAGTTCGATGTCTACCGGCGGGGTGAGAAGTTCAACATCGCGCAATGGCTCATGTGCGCCGCCGGGTTGCCAGGTGCGCCGCACGGCCTTCTGGACACCGGCGAGACGGATCCCGTGCGGCGGGCAGAGCAGGCCAACGCCAAGCTCGCGAAGGTGGGTTTGCGCGTCTACGGCACGGGACAGGCGGCGCAGTTGTTCGTTGCGCAATCGCCGTTGCCGGGGCTGTGTGACCTGTTCGAGGGCAGCATGTGGGCCGGTGGTGTCTGGGCGCAGGCGACGCGCCGCCTGCCCGGTGCGACGCCGGTCAAGCATCCCGCCACCCTCGCGGGCCAGCGGACGCGGGGCACGATGATCCCGTTCGCGTCGATCCCCGGCCTCACCTGGTTCCCGATGGACCGGGACGCGCCCGCGCCCACGCCGCCCCGCACCCCGCCGGAAATGGAGGAGTTCGCATGATCCGTGCCGGTCTGCCCGTGCCCGCGTCCCGTCCGCCCCGCCGTGGTCAAGGCCCTGACGGGATTGGGAAATTCGCGCCCTTTCACCCCGACCCGGTTTCAGCTATGATGAACGCGGGCGGCCCCTTCTGCCCCTTGGGTCGGGGGCACAACGGTTTTCAGACCGTTGTGGGGGCGTTGTGCCCCACTGTTGTGGGTTTTTCCCTTGGCCGATCAAGGGCTTGGCCGAACCCACAACGCCACAACGGTGGGGGCGTCATCCCCTACATGTGCGCGCACACTCACGCGATCAAACACGTGAGATATGCACCGTTGTGCCGTTGTGGCGTTGTGCCTTTTCTTTATCTCACTGAAAAGAAAGAAGAAAATAAGAAGACGGCCCACAACGGTGGGCACAACGGTTTGCGTCTGGACCGTTGTGGGGTCTGTGCGCGGCTGGTCAACCTGCTGAAATTATTCAACAAGTGGGGATTTGGCCATGCCTAAGCCCGGCACCCTGTTCGAGGTTCAGGCCCGTGAGGCGGCGGATCGCATCGAGGCGGCGCGCGCGGCGGGCGAGCAGCTGGCCCTGCCGTTGCCGGATGAGAGCCGGGACGGGTCGGCGGGGCGCGGACGGGGCGCGGGCAAGGCGACGAGCCAAATGCGCGATTGGCTGGCGTCGCGCGGCTACCGGATGCCCGAGGACGTGCTGGCCGAGCTGGCGGGGCTCTCGACGGGCGAGGATGCGTTCATGGCCGCGATGCTGCGCGCCGAACAGGTGCTGACCTGGGCGAGCCGGGACGCGGCGCAGGCGACACCGGCGCAGCGGATCGACACGTTCAAATTCGTGATGACGGCGATGCTGCGCGCGGGCGAGGCGCTGTTGCCATACGGCCTGACCAAGCTGAGCCCGGAGACCCCGGCGGCCGCGCCGGTGCAGGTGATCGTCCAGCAGGGCAGCACCCCGGCGGTGCGGACCGGGCCGGATCAGGCGCGGGACGTGACGCCTGCGCCGCGCCGGATCGCGCCGCCGCCGATGCCGGGGCAGATCGTGGAAAATCAATCACTTAGCAGATCGCCGGTCCCGAGTTCGGACGGACGCAGCGGCGACGATGGGGCAAGCGCATGAAATCGCATGGGAAAAACCGTGTTCACCAATTGATCGAAAATCAATCTGCACTCTCCGGTCGCGCCGTCCTTGCCGCCGGAAAAGCCACCCCCCCCGCCAGCAGGCCGACCCGCCCTATCACGGCCCGCGACCCCCGGGGGGGCCACCGGCGCGCACACTCTCTCCCCCTCTGTGTGACCCCATGCGTCCTTTTCGAGGCCCGTGCCGGGGCGGGAGGCAGCGAATGCTGACCGAACAGACCGGGGGTCGGGGGGAGCACCCCGGCGCGGCCGCGCCGGATCCCGATGCGCTGAAGGACATGACCGCCGCGGAGGCAGTGCAGGCGATTGGCGCGGGTGCGGACGTGACCGACATGCCGACCGCCGCGCGCCCGACCTTTCCCGGCCCGATCGCCGAGGCGATGTACTGGGATGACAGCGACGTTGTCGGCATACAGGGGCCGGTTGGCAGCGGCAAAACGACGACCGTAATGCTTTCGCGCCTGCGCCGCGCCCTGATGATGCCCCGGTCCACCATCGACGGCTGGCGGCGCTACAAGCTCCTTGTGGTGCGCGAGACCTACCGGCAGCTGTGGTCCACCACGATCCCCAGCTACCTCGAAACCTTCCCCAAGGCGATGGGGGCGTGGTCGGGCGGGCGCGGCGATCCCGTCACGCATGTGATCGAGTTCGAGGACGGCAACGGACCGATCGAGTTCCGCGTCGAGTTCATGGCGTTCGGCGATGACGTGATCGCGTCGATGCGCGGGATCCAGACGACCGACATGCTCTTGAACGAAGGCGACACCAACCCGGTGGAGGTGATGACCGCCGGGGTGGGCCGCATCGACCGCTGGCCGGGGCAGAAGCATTTCGACGGCTATCCGCCCGAGCTGCGCGGATACGGCCAGGTCGTGACCGATTTCAACGCGCCGGACGAGGAAAACTGGACCTTCCGGGTGTTCCACGATGCGCAGGAGCGCGAGCGCATGGCGTCCCTGCTGACCGAGGGCCTGCCGGACGGCGCGCGCCCCATCCGCATCGCGTTCCACAACCAGCCGGGTTTTGGTGAACCGGGCTGCGAGAACCTGCACAACCTCGGCCCAGCCTATTATCCCCGCCAGATCGCCGCAATGCGCCTTTCCGGGCGGGGCGACATGATCGACCGCCTGGTGCTGAACAAGGTCGGATACCTGCGCGCGGGCGATCCGGTGTTCGCGCGGGAGTTCAACCGCCGCATCCACGTCGCGGAGACGACGATCCGGCCGGAGCCGGGCGCTCCGTTGCGCATCGGCCTTGACCAAGGATTTCTGGGTGCGGCCGTGGTGGCGCAGTTCCTGCCCCCGTTCCACTGGCGCGTCCTAGCGGAGCTGCATTTCCCGAAGGAACGGTTGATGGCCGTCACCTTTGGCCAGCGGCTGGCCGATCTGATCGAGGCGCGGTTCCCCGGCCACCGGATAGAGGCCGCCTGGGGCGACATGGCGGGCGAACATGGGGCGAGCCAGGCGGCGGACGAGAACGCGACGTGGAACCGCCTGGTCGGGCGGGTTGCCGGGTTCACGGTGCGGCCCCAGAAGATCGGAACCAACCGCCTGCAGCCGCGCCTGGAGGCCCTGCGCGCGGCGATGGAGTTCGTGAGCGGGGGCCAACCGGGCCTGCTGATCGACCCGTCCTGCCGGTTCCTGATCCGCGGTCTTGAGGCGCGGTACATCTGGCGCACCGAGGTCGATGCCAGCGGCGACAAGCGCAAGGTGCCGGACAAATCACAGACCGAGGCGAACGTGGTGGACGCGGCGCAGTACCTGCTCCTGTCCGAGCATCGGATCAACGGCATGTCGCCCATCAGTTTCCCGGCCGGAAAGGCCGCGCTGATGGGCCACAACGGCGGGCCACCCCTGGGGCACCCCGCCGATCGCGCGCCCGGCCTTGTGACGGGCTTTGACGTTCTCAACCCCTACGAAGGAGCTGACCAGTGATCCCTGATGAACAGACCGAAACCGCGAACGCGGATGCGGATGCAGCGCCGCAGGCCGCACCCGCAAAGCCCACGCGTCGCAAGGCCGCGCCCTACACTCACGACCAGCTGCGCGAGGTGCTGGCGGTGATCGACGCGCAGATGCATGGGCACCTGTTGCCCAACCTGATCCACGATCTCAAGGCCGATCACCGCCTGAACATCCGGGAGATCAACGGTGGGGCGCATACGGCGGCAACGATGGGCGGGATCACCGCCGTTTCCACCGCCGGAAACTACGGCGCGATCCACGCCTGGGCCGCCGCCGCGCGCCGCCGCTTGCTGGAGGTGGACGCGGAATGATCCTGGTGCGCCCCTACGACGATCTGGCCGCCCATGCGGTGCTGTCGCGGCTCGATCCCGCCGATCAGCGCGAGGTCGATCTGTCGCGGGGCGCACCCACCGCGCCGCTCGCGCTGTTCGCCGACTGGCGGGCGATGCAGGCGGTCCGGTACGAGAGCCATGTCGCCCTGACCGGGGGCACGCCCTTTGCCGTCTTTGCGCTCGCGAACGCGGGCTATTCCGGGGTGGCGTCGGTTGCCCTGCTGGCGCGCGATCACGCCCGGTTCCGCCGCCCGCTGGCCACCCTATGCACCCTGATCCGGGCCGAACTGCCCGCCCGTGCCGAGAAATACCGCCTGACCCGCCTCGAGGCCCGCAGCTGGTCCGCGCATCCAACCGGGGCGCGCCTGTTGACCGCCATGGGGTTTCGGCGCGAGGCCGACCTGCCCGGTTTCGGGATCGGTGGCAGCCTGACCTTCACCCAGTTTGCCCGCGTTTTCCTGTTCCCCATCCATCTTGGCCAAGACGACCCTCACCCCGACCAGCCCCCCATCAACCCGAAGGAGTAATCCCCATGTGCTTTGGAAGTTCCGCCCGCCCCGCCCCCCTGCGCATCGCCTCGGCCGACAACCGCGAGGCCATCCAGCAGGCCGACCTCGAAGCCCGATTGCGCAAGCGCCGCGCCGGTGCCGCCGCAGATGTGCTGACCGGCCCTACCGGTATCCCGTCCACACCCACCCTCGGGGGGCGTGCGTAATGGCCGACATGACCGCCGTCACCACGCGCCACCCGGCGTTCGACCAGGCGCACCGCCGATGGGGCGAGTTGAAAACCGACCGCGTCACCCACGAGCGCGACTGGGAGCTGATCGCCCAGTTGATGCGGCCCCAGCGCGGGGGCTTCGGCCTCGACGATCCTACGACGCGCGACCGCCTGCGGCCGCTGTCATCTGGGCCGATCCTTGCGCAGTCCAACTTTTCCGCCGGGCTTTATGGCACCCTGACCAACCCGGCAAACAAGTGGTTCGGCCTCAAGACCAACGACCCCGAGCTTGACCAGTTCCATTCGGCGCGCCTCTGGCTCGACAAGGTGACCGAGCGGGTGCTGGCGAGCTTCCTGCCCGGCGTGTCTCCGTTCTACACCGCCACGACACAGGTGTTTTCGGACCTTGCCGCCTTTGGCAACGCCGCCCAGTACGACGAGCTGGTGACAGCGGAACGCAAGATCCTGGACGTGACACTGTCCCTGGCGGAGGTGGTGTTCGATATCGACGGTTACGGCCGTGTGTCCGAGGTGGTGCGGCGGTTCCGGTTGAAGGCGGCGTCCGCGCTTCGGATGTTCGGCGCACGCGCCCTGCCGCACAAGTTCGCCGAATGGGCGGAAAAGGGCGACCAGACGCAGCACGTGTTCTTCCAGCATGTGCACCCGAACGACGATTTCCAGCCCGGTCGCCTTGGCCTGCGCGGCAAACGGTGGGCGTCCGTCACCACGACCGAAGTGGACGGGGCACTGGTGCGGGCGTCGGGCTACGACGAAATGCCGTTTTTTGCCCCGCGGTGGGAGGTGGACAGCGGGTCAATCTATGGCGTCGGGCCTGCCTTCAACGCCCTCGCATCCGCCCGGGCCCACAACCGGATGGACGAGGCAACCCTGCGCATGGCGCAGCGTGCGGCCGATCCCACGCTTCTGGCGGGCGATCGGGAAAACTGGCCGCTGGCCGGGCGCATCCGCCCCGGTACGGTGGTGTACGGCGCTCTCGACGCCCGCGGCAATGCGATGCTGCGCCCGCTGGAAATGGCCGGGTCGATCAACCTCACGCTGGCCGAAAAGCAGCAGAAGATGGAGGAGATCAGGGACGCCTTCCACTATTCGCTGATGAACCTTGCCGGGCGCACCGGCATGACGGCGACCGAGGTCATGGCGATCACGGAAGAGCGGCAGCGCCTCTGGGCGCCGCATCAGGGACGGGTGCAGGAGGAATTCCTTGCGCCCAAGGTCGCGCGCCGGTTCGCCCTGTTGTGGCGCGCCGGTCAGTTGCCGCCCCCGCCTGAGGAATTGCGCGGGGTCGAGCTGCGCGTCGATTACCAATCGGCGGCGGCGGCGGCACAGCGCAGCGTAGAGGGCAACGCGGCCCTGCGCATCCTGCAGGACATCAGCCCCCTGATCGGGATCAAGCCGCGCCTGGCGGATCGGATCGACGAGGATGGCCTTCTGGAGACGCTGATGAATGCGCGCGGCGCCCCGGCGCAGATGTTCCGGTCGCGCGAACAGGCCGATGCCATTGCCGAACAGCGCGCCCAGGCGCAGCAGGCGATGCAGATGGCCCAGATGGCACAAGCCGGGGCCGGAGCAGTGCGCGACGTGGCGGACGCGACCATGGCGGCGCAGGAGGCGGGCCTGTGATCTGGTCCCCGATCGACATCCTGCGCAGCCTGTTCCCGACCCGCAAGGCGGCGGATGCGGTGGCACCCCGCTGGCGCGCCGCCGCCACCCGCGCGCCCGAGCTGCGCGCCGATCTGATCCGGCTGGGTGGCCTTCTGGCCCTGCAGCCGGTGATCGTGAACGGCGGGATCCCCGAGTTCGAGACGCCGGACGCGATGCGTCTGGCCTATGAGGCCGGGCGCCGAGATCTGGCGATGCAGATCCTCGCACTCATGGATACCACCCCCGAAATCTATCAGGAAATGTTGGAGGACAACGATGTTTAAGCCCCATTGGCTTTCGCTGCCGCGCGTGCTGCGCGCCCCCGAGGATGGCGCGGGTGCGGCCGCCGTGACACCGCCCGCCGGTGAAGGTGTCCCGGCTGCAGGCGAAGGCGCAGCCCAGCCCGCCGGTGCCAATGCCGCGCCCGCCAAGTCGCCCTGGTATGCCGATGCGGGCTACACGGAAGAAGATCGCCAGTGGCTGACCGCGCGGGGTCTGACCGAGGACGATGTGACCAAGGTTGTCCCGAAACTGGTGCGCGGACATCGGAACGCCGAGGCGCGCCTGGGCCGCGGGGTCGATACGATCCTCGACAAGCCCGCCAAGGATCAGCCGATCAGCGACTGGATGCGTGCGAACGCCGCGGCCCTGGGCCTGCCCGACAAGCCCGAGGGGTATGAGGTCAAGCCGCCGGAGTTCTGGCCGAAGGATTTGCCCTGGGACAGCGCGCTGGAGGCCAAGGCGCGCGACATCGCGTTCAAGGCCGGGGCGCACCCCGAGGTGCACAAGCAGTATGTGGCCCTCTTCGCCGAAAAGATGAAGGCGATGGAATATGCGTCGCGCGAGGGGCTGGCCACCGCGCAGGCGGAAATGATGGCCGAGCTGCGCCGCGACTATGGGGCCCAGACCGATGCCAAGATCACGCAGGCGCGCCAGGCGGCACAGGCGATCGGCGAAAAGGCGGGTCTGACCACCGACCAGATCGCGGCGATCGGCCAGACGCTGAGTGACAAGCTGGGCGATGCCGGGGTGATCCGGTTCCTCGCCACCGCCGCCGAGGCGTTCGGCGAGGACAGCGCCGCGGCGATCGGGCGGGGTGGCCAGCTGACCACGACGCCGGCCGAGGCGCGTGCCGAACTGGCGGCGATCACCGCCGCAGACGGGCCGATGCAAAAGGCAATGGCGGCGCAGGACCGCACGGGGATCGCGGAACTCAACGCCCGGCGGGTGATGCTGGCCAAAATCGCGGCGGCCACGAAATGACGCCCGCAGAGGCCATGCGCCACGGCGTCAGCGCAGAGGCGGTGATCCTTGCCGCCCTCGCGCATCTGCCCCCCGCCGTCGCCAAGGCGGCGGCCTACCGCGCCGCCTCGACCCTCGCGCGGCAGGAACAGGACGCCGCGCACGGGAGGCAGGCATGACGGAGCCTCGCTACGGACAGTGGGAGACCCCGCACACCATGACGATCCTGAACGCAGTCAGCCGGATGCGCGCGCGCGGCTACCACCCGGTCACCGTCACACTTGGCGTCGCCTATCTTTCGGATTGCCGGCGCGAGCTGGGCGATCACAATAGCGCGTTGCGTCGTGACCAGAATGGCATGTTCACCATTCAGGGCATCCCGATCGACCTGCGCAGTGATTTCGAGGGGTTCATGGTCAAGGCTGACATCGACTGACACCCCCACAGCTATGCCGCGCCGCTGATCTGCGCGGCATATCTGGTGGATTTCGCGCGTGAACCCCCTTGAAATGCGGCCCGATCTGTGTCTTTCCTTTGCCTTGATGGGCACCCCGGCCGCGCCGGGTCCGTCTGACCGCCCCAAATGGGGCCGCCCACGCGGGCGCACCGCGAGGAACGGTCCGGGCATCCGGGCACCCCTTCCGAAAAAACCCAATCACTCGCGTGTTTTTTCAAAGGAGGGGCCTATGCCCGAATACGCAATGAACGTCGAACAGCACCACCGCCTGCTTTACGCGGGGTCGGTGCAGATGGTGGCCCAGCAAACCCGCGATCCCTTTGCCGGTCTCGTCACCGATGTGAGCGCAAATGGCGAGGCGCAATCGACCGCCGATCTGATGGATGCCGGCGAATACGCCTACGGCGAGGATCGCAGCCGCCGCAACCCGGAAATGCCGGTCACCGGCACCCGTCGCTGGCTGGTCCGCCCGCCGGTGATCGAAAGTGGCCAGTACATCGACACCGAGGACAAGTTCGCCACCGCGACCGACCCGACCAGTGCAGTAGTCACCACCCACACGCGCCGCGTCCTGCGCGGCAAGGCCGACCGCACATTGGGCATCCGCCGGATCGACGGTGAATTTGTCGTCGCGGATGGCGGGATCCTCGGATCTGCCATCAGCGGCAAGCGTCCGGGTGCGGCAAGCGCGCTGGCGGGCGGCCTGTTCGTTCCTCACGGCAGCACGGGCCTGACGCTCACCAAGCTGAAGGACACCGTCAAGGTGCTCAACCTCGACGATTTCGGGATCGAGGATGATGATCCGCTTTATGCCGCGATCACGCCGCATCAGAAGGATGACCTTCTCGACATCGTTGCGGCCACCGGCGCCACCCTCAACGCCTTCGGGATCGAGCAACTGATGAAGGGCAAGCCCACGATGCTGATGGGCATCAACTGGGTGATGACCAACCGTCTGCCGAAGAACGCCGCCGGCCACTGGCTGATCCCGGTCTGGTCGAAGAAGAACATCGTGCGCGGCATCTGGCAAGATGTGCAGGGCGACATGTGGAACGACACCTCGGCCAAGAACAAGCCCTATGCCTATGTTTCGGCCTACGTCGATTGCACCCGCATCGAGGACAAGGGCGTCCGCGTCATCGAGTGCGTCGAGTAAAACGGCGGTGCGCGGGCTGAGGCCCGCCCACCTTTCCCCAACCATCCACTGAGGAGACACCCCCATGGCCGTTGTGATCGGCAAATCCACCCTCATCCGCGATCCGCGCATCGGCGAGGCCGCGGTCGATCCCGCCGTTGCGCGGGGCCGCACGATCTCTGCAACCTTCACCGCCACCAACGCCTCGACCGACAACACCGGGTCGAAGTGGCACCTTGCCGACCTTCCGTCCGATGCGATCCTGGACGAAAGCACGTCGATCCTTGTGTCCGGCTGGGGCTTTGCCGCCGTGCGCATCGGCACGAAAACCGATGTCGATGCGCTGGTCGCGGTCGTCACCTCTGCCGCCGCGGTGGTGAACCCCGTCGCGATCGGCGACGCCAAGCACGGCGTGCCGCTGTGGCAGGTGCTGGGCCTTGCAGCTGATCCGGGCGGCAACATCGGCCTCTGGGCGCACGCGATCGCCAACGCGACCGGCGCGGGCAGCCTGAAGGGCAAGTTCGCCTACCGCTACCGCTGAGGCGCCTGCAGCATCGCCGGGGCCGCGCAAGGCCCCGGCGCATCCGTTTCCCCCGGAGTGACCGATGACCACGCCCACGCCCATCGCCGCCTCGACGATTGCCGCGCAGGCGTTCCGGTTTCTGGAGCTTTCCCCGATTTCGAGCTTTGAGGACGCCAGCGAACAGGCCTCCTCGGCGCGCGAACAGTATCCCTTTGCCCTCGCGCATTGCCTCGAGGCGGTCGAATGGTCCTTCGCCTCGGTCTATGCCGAACTGCCGCCCGCCGTGCCGGGTCCCGGCGTCGCGACCGACCCCGCCCTGCCCTATCTCTATGCCATCCCCGGCGACGTGATCCGATTGCACGAGGTCGGGCCGCACGGCACCCGCTGGCGCCGCGACCGCGACGGGCTGCGCGCCGATGTGCCCGCCCCCCTGCCGGTGCGCTACACCGGGCGGATCGAGAACGAGGCGATCCTGCCCGCGACGTTCCAGACGGCTGTGTCGCTGCGCCTCGCGGCCCTGCTGGCGCCGCGCTGGCTGGGCACCGCCAGCAAGGTTGCGACGATCGAGGAGAATTTCGCGCGCACGCTGCGCATGGCGATGCGCCAGGACGCGCGGCAGGCCGCTGACATGCGCTATGACGGCCGCGCGGACCAACCCGACTGGGCCTGTGAGGCACGCTATTGACCCGCACCAGCCCCCCACAGGTCGCGTTTTCTTCGGGCGAGATCGACCCGGTTCTAGCGCGCCGGTTCGATTACCAGCGGTTCCAGACCGGGCTGGCCACCTGTCACGGCTTTCTGCCCCTGCCGCAGGGCGGGTTCACCCGCGCGCCCGGAACCATCTTTCGCGGGACCACCCGCAACAACGCCTTTGCGGTGTTCGTGCCGTTCCAGTTTTCGCCGAACGATGCCGTGGTGCTGGAGTTCACGCCCGGGTTCATGCGCGTCTGGCGCTACGGCGCACTGGTCCTGTCGGGCGGGGTGCCCTATGAGCTTGCGACCCCCTACGGCGCCGACGATCTGCCGCGCCTGCGGTTCGTCCAGTCCGCCGATGTGATCCGCATGGTGGACGGCGCACATCCGATGCAGCGCCTGGCCCGCCTTGCACTAAACAACTGGACCATCGGCGCGCAGGTGTTCGATACCGGCCCGTTCCGCGTGCAGAACCTGACCGAAAGCCACACCGTCCAGGCCAGCGCCGCCACCGGCACGGTCACGCTGACCGCATCCTCGGCCCTGTTCACCGCCGCCCATGTTGGCAGCCTGATGCAACTGCGCCCGACCGACACCACCACCGTTGCCCTCTGGGAACAATCCACGGCCGTTTCGGTGGGTGACCTGCGCCAGTACAGCGGCAACATCTACGAGCTGGTCGCGGGCACGAACACCGGTGACACGCCCCCGATCCATACGGACGGAACCGAACGAACCGACAATGTGCCGACGAAATGGCGGTTCGTGACCGATGGTATCGGCATCGTGCGGATCACCGCCGTCGCATCGGGGACAAGCGCCACCGCGACCGTCCTGCGCCAGCTGCACCCCGGCGTGGTCGCAGCGCCGACCTACCGCTGGGCCGAGGGCGCATGGTCGGATGTGCACGGCTACCCGTCCGCCATCGAGATCGTCGATCAGCGCCTTGCCGCCGCCGCCACCCCGTCTGAGCCACGCACCGTGTGGTTTTCGGCAATCGGGGATTTCGCCGACTTCGCGCCGGGGATCGAGGCCGACAGCGCCTTTGCCTATGCCATTGCCGGGCAAAACTCGGTCAACCAGATCCTGCACCTCGCGCGCGGCCGCGCCGGTCTGCACATCTTTGCCCTGGGCGAGGAGCTGAGCACCCGGTCAGACACGCGCGGTCAGGCCATCGGCCCGACAACCACGCAATTCGGGCTGGACAGCAGCTTCGGGTCATCGACCGCCGTGCCCATCGTGATCGACGGCAATCCGATCTTCATCACCCGCGACAATGGCCGCGTGATGCAGATCGGCTATGACTTCCAGACCGACAGCAACCGCGCCCGCGCCCTGTCCCTGCCCGCGCAGCATCTGGGCGCGGAGGGGTTCGCGCAGATCGTCTGGCAGTCCGCACCGCAAGCCACCGCCTGGCTGCGCCGCGCCACGGGCGACATGGCGGCGCTGGTCTACGAACCTGCCGAGGAGGTGCTGGGCTGGGCCACGCTGACCGTTGCGGGCGGGTTCGTCGATGCGCTGGCCGTGTCGCCCGACGCCACCGGATCCAATGACATCGTCTATCTCGCGGTGCTGCGCGCGATCGGGGAAACCGTGGTCCGAACGGTCGAAACCTTTGCGCCGACATTCGGCCTGCTGACCGGCGCGCAGAGCATCGCGACGGCCGCGCATTACTACTGCGCAGCCGCGTTTGCGCCGACCGAGCCGACCGCAAGCTTTTCCGTGCCGCATCTGGCCGGAGCGACGGTGCGCGCCTGGACGGATCTGGGCGACTTCGGCCCGATCGAGGTTCCCGCAGGCGGCGCGATCACCCTGCCCGCCCCGGTATCGCAGGCCGTGATCGGCCTCTTTGATCCGACGCACCGCGCCCGCACGCTCGACGTGCAGGCGGCGGCGAATGACGGCAACACGATGGGGCGACGCAAGCGACTGCAACCGGGGTCGGGCGTCGGTCTGCACCGCACAGCGGCGGGGACCATCGCGGCGGTCGAGCGGACGTTCACCCAGCCCGACCGGATCAGCACCGCGCAGCAGCTGGTGGCCGCCCCAGTCGCGGCGGCGCTGGTCACCGCCTACACCGGCGTGACGCGGATCGAGGTCGCGGGCGGGCAGGCCGAGGAGGTCGCGTGGGAAGTGCGGCCCGTGGGGGGCGCACCGCTGACCGTGACCGCGATCACGTCCAACATTCAGGAGGCTGGTCGCTGATGTGTGTTCCTGCGATCATTGGCGCCCTCGGGCTTGGCGGTGGCGCTGCCGCCGCTGGGGCAGGCGCCGCCGCCGCCACCACGGCAGTGGCGGGTACCGGCCTTGCCACTATCGGCACGGCGATTTCCGTCACGGGTGCCCTGTTGCAGGGCATCATGGGGATGAACGCGGCCAACGAACAGGCCGCCGCCATCGCCGACCAGCGCGCCACCGAAAGCGCCATCAACGCCACGCAAGACCAGCGCCGCCGCGCCGCGATGATGTCGGACATCCGCAAACAGACGGCGGAGCTGGCGGCGCGCGGCATCGCGCTCGACAGCGTGACCGCGATCCAGCTGGGCCAGACCGCCGCGGCCGAAATGTCATTCGACAGCCAGGCGGTGCGCAGCACGGGCGCGGCCCGGTCGCGCGAACTGACGGCATCGGAGCGCGCGGCGCGGGCACAGGGTGTGTCATCGCTTCTGCGCGGCGGGTTTTCGGCGGCGGGGACGGTCATTTCCGCCGCGCCCGACATCTGGCCGGGGCTGCTGCGATGAGCCTCACGGTCCCCCGCGCGGGCGAGATTGCGGGCCGCGCCGCCGAAATCCGCGTGGCCACGCCCGACACCGGCGCGATCATTGCCGAGTTTGGCGAAAAGGTGCTGCGCGTCGGGCAGGAGCGCATCGCCGAGGATCTGCGCCTGCAGGGGATGCGCGCGGAACTGGACATCACCCAAGGGCTGGCCGAGGCGCGCAAGGCGGTCGAGGCGTCAGGCGATTTCGGCGGCTGGGATGCAGCGGTGGCCGATGTGCGCAAGCGGGTGCTGGAACCGCTGGACATCCGCATCCGCGAACCGCTGGACATTCGGGCCGATGATCTGGTGTTCAAGCATGGCGAGGCGCTGGCATCCCGCCGCGCCGCTATCGGTCGCGCGGCCGGAGCGCGCAACGCCGACAGCACCTGGGCGGAACTGGTTCCCAAGATCGAGATCGAGGGGCTGAACGCAGACCCGGAAACGCTTCAAAAGGTGTTGTCGATTGCCGATGAGGCGCTGGCGGCGCGGGTCGCGTCCGGCGCGATCAGCCCGGACAAGGCCCGCGACCAGCGCGCAAAACTGCGCGAGAAAATCTTCACCGCGCGGGCGACCGAGGCGCTGGCGGCCGATCCGGTGGCCTACCTCGCCGATGCCGAGGGCGGCAAGTACAACGATCTTGACATTGGCACGCTGGCGCGCACCCGCGTCGCGGCGAGGTCCGAGATCGCGCGCCAGGAAGAGGCGGCGCGGCGGGAGGCCGAAGCGGCCGCTACACGCGCAGAGGCCGCGATCGGCCGTCGCCTGGACGAGATCGGCGATCTGATGCTCGACGGGTTCAAGGTCACCGACGAGGCGCTGCTGGCCGATCCCGCCGTCATGGCCAACCCCGCCTATCCGCGCGCCGCCGCCGCACAGGCCCTGCGCGACGAATTGCCGACGCTGAAACTTCTGACCCCCGCCGAGATCGACGCCCAGATCGCGGCGGAACGGGCCAAGCCGAAGTCCTTTAAGTTCCAGACCGAACGTGTCGGGGCGCTGGAGGAATGGCGCGGGCAGTGGGTGGCAAAGTGGAACTCTGCCCCGCTTGACGTGGCGCGTGAGGCGGGAATGCCGGTGCCCGAGCTTCCGCCCTATGACCCGGCCAACCCGGATGCCTTTGTCGCCAGCCTGTCCGAACGCCTGGCCTTCGACGCCGCCCTGCGCGGTCAGGGGTACACCGACACCTCGGCCATCTTCGATGCGGCCGAGAAAACCGCGTTCAAGGCAATCCTTGCGCCCGAGGCGGACCCGGAGGTGAAAACCCGCCTTGCGTTCGATCTGGTGCGCGGGACACGCCTGCGCCCCGAGCAGGCGCTGACCGATCTGGGTGCCGACCCGGTGTTCCGCCGCGCGGTGCAGTCGATCACCACCACCGGCGGCACCGAACTTGCGCGCGAAATGCTGACCGGGCAACAGAAAATCGCCCTCAAGACCGTGACCGTCCCCACGGCCGAGGCCGGGGTGCGCCTGTTCGACGCGACCACGGGCGGCATCTTTGCCGACGATCCGGCCCGCGCGGCGGGGATCATGGCGGCCGCCACGGCAATCTATGCCAACAGCGAACCAGCACGCATCCTGCCCGACAATCCGACCTCCTTCATGGGCAACTCTGCCGCCGTCAAGGCCTACGGCGATGCAGTGCAGCGCGCCCTTGGCGCATCGGCCGACCGCAGTGGCGCGCTGACCATCGGCGGCGTCCAGGATGTGCGCGGGGTCAAGCTGTTGCTGCCCCCAGGCCTTCCGCGCGACCGCGTGGTGGCGACCTTTGACGGGATCGAGACAAGCCTGCGCGCGGCGTCGCGCGAGCGCCGCACCGAACAGTCCGCACTTGCGGCCGGCGCGGCAGTCAGCCGACTGACCGCCGCATCGGTACGCAGTGCCGCACCCGAACTCGGGACAGTGCCCTACGAGCTGTTCAAAGTGCTGACCCCGCACCGCGTCGGGGAAAGCGACGAATACGAGCTGCACTACACCATCAACGGCCGCAGCCTGCCGATCCCAGAGGCGAGCGATCCGCTGGGCCGCGCGTGGCGGTTCAGCCTGTCGCGCCTTGTTGCGGGGGGCGCACCGTGACCGAGATCGCCACCGCGCCGCAAATTGGCCTGCCCCCGCCGCCCGATCTGTCGGTCGGCACCTGGGATGTGATCGGCGCGGGCTGGACCGCAGAGACGATCCGCACCGATGCCTGGGGCTATGCGCGCAAGGTGCGCCGCGAAATCGCCCTCGACCTGCACGCCCGCCTGCCCGACGACGCCCGCGCCCGCATCGCCGAGGCGGGGCTGAAACCAGGATCGTCGCAATGGGATGCCTGGGAACAGCGCGTGATCGAGGAGGTCGCGCGCGCGTCCGACGCCGATCCGGGCAACTGGGCCGACGCACCGCGCAGCTACGACGACCTGATCGGCGCGGTGGACAAGCGGCGCAAGGCCGAGCTTGACGAAGCCGAGGGCATCCTTTCCCTGCCAAACGCCAGCGGCCTTGCAGCCTTTGCCGGGGCGGCCGCGCGTGGCATGACGGACCCGATCAGCATCGCCATGTTGCCCCTTGGCCTTGGCGGATCGGCCGCGCGCATCATTGCGTCGGAGGCCCTTTTGGGCGCGGCCGGCGAGGCGGCAATCCTGCCGCGCGAATTCGAGGTCGCGCGCGAGCTGGAGCTTGAAAATCCCGATGTCCTTGCCCGCATCGCAACCGGCGCGGCCTTGGGCGGTGCGCTGTCAGCCGGTGTCATCGGTGCCTCCCGCGTCGTCCAGCGGATGCGCCTGAAAAAACTCGGCCTCGACACCACACTGCCAGATGGCGCCGACCCCGTGACCTTTGCCGCCGAGGTGGCCGCGCAAGAGGCACGATTGCGCGGCGATGCTACCGTGGACGAGGAACTGGCCGTTCCGCCCCCGATGGGCGACGTTGAGCCCGGCACCCTGACTGCACTTTTGGTGGCGCGCGAGGCCGCCACGGCGCCTATCCCTGCCACGCGCTGGCTTGACGACATCCAGTCCCTGTTGCCCGCGCGCGCGGGTCGCCCTGCAACAGAACTCCTCGATCTGCGAAAAGATCCGCGTGTTGTGGCCGAGCTTGCCGCGCGCACCGCCGCCGCCGCGCGGGCCGAACTGGAGGCGCGCAACCTTGCGTCCGGCCCGGCGGAACTGCTGCTGGCCGATGCGTTCGGCACCCGTGCGGCGGTCACGGCGCTGACCGCGCCTCTGGACACCCCCGTGGTGCAGTTCGTGGACCCCGCCGACCTGACCCGGCTGGGCGCGGTGCGGTTCGAGGGGCGCGGTCTCGCGTCGATGACGGCGGGCGAGTTGCGCCGCTGGTCCCTATCGGAAATGCGCGGCACGCTGGACCCCGCGGTGTTTCGCGACCGCACGCTGGCCGCTACGCCCACGACCCGCAGCTTTACCCGCGACGGGCAGATCATGGCGGGCAACAAGCTGCGCGTCGATGTGGCCTATGAGGTCGTTGAGCTTTCGACCCTGCGCGGCGCCACCGGCGACATCCAGCCGCGCGACCGCAGCCTTGCCAATTCTGCCGTGCAGGTGCGCGAAATCGCGGCGGGCCTTGACCCGGCGCAGCTGATGCCCGCCCCCAACGCCGCCCAGGGCACACCCATCGTCGGGGCCGACAACGTCATCGACAGCGGCAACGGGCGCACCCAGGCGATCGCGCTGGCCTACCGCACGCTGCCCGACCGTGCCGCGGCCTACCGCCAGGCGATCGAGGACGCGGGCTTTGCCATCCCCGAGGGCGTGACCGAGCCGGTGCTGATCGCGCGCCGCCTGACCGACCTTGACCCGGCGCAGCGGGCCGAGTTTGCGGCACTGGCGCAGGATGCCGGTGTCGCCCGGATGCGAAGCGAGGAGATCGCGGCGATCAACCGCCGTGCGATGACGCCCGAGGTCATGGCCGCCTATGTGCCCGGCAAGCCGATCATCGATGCGGCCAACAAGCCCTGGCTGACCCGTGTGCTGGCCGCGCTGCCCGCCACCGAACGCAACGCGATGTTCGACGCCGGTGGCGCGCTGAATGCGGCGGGGCGTGCGATGGTGCGCGAGGCGCTGTTCGCCCGCGCCTGGCCCGATCCCGACATCCTGCGCCGGTTCGTCGATGCCGAGCCGGGCGAGCTGCGCGGGCTGATGGACGCGCTCGACCGTGCCGCCCCGGCCATGGCCACCCTGCGCGCCGAGATCGACGCCGGGCTGGTGCGCCCGGAGTTCGACATTTCCGGCCACGTCCTGGACGCTGCGCGGATGATTGCACTCGCGCGCGACATGGCCGCGCGGGAAAACGGCGGCGGCATGGCGCAGGTGCTGCGCGAGATGCTGGACGATGTCGATCTGATCGAGGGGCCGGTGGCGCCCCTGACCGCGCGCCTGGTGGGGGTGATGTGGCGCGGCGGGCGTGCGGCCCCCGCCGACGAGGTCGCGGCCTTCCTGACCCGCTACGCCGACGAGGCGCGCACTGCCGGAAAGACCGGCACCATGTTTCCCGGCCCGTCCCCGCGCGAGGTGCTGCAGACCATCGCGCCGGATCGGTTCGCCGACCTGCCCGAGCACTTCGGCGCCGTGCGCGGCTTTGCCCGGCCCGAGGCCGAGGCCCCGTCCGACGCCCCCGCCGCCGCCACCCCCGCCGCGCCCGATCCGGCCGTTGTGCGCGGCTACGACAACGGCGCGGCCAGCCCCGAGGCCGTCGCGGCCGATGCGGCGCTGGAGGCCGATCTGCGCGGCCCGGATGCGGACGCACCGCCACCCGCCGCCGCCCGCGCGGCAGACACCACACCCGACACCACCGCCGCCGAGGCCGCCGCCGCCGCCCGGTTCGACGCCCGCCGCGCCGAGGCGGCGCAGCTGCGCGAGCTCGATGCGCTCGCCCGCGATTTTGCCGATGCCGAGATCGAGATGCCGGACGGCACCAAGGTGACCGCGCGCGACATCCTCGATGACCTGAAAGCCGACACCGACCTTGACGACGTGATCGTAGCCTGCAACCCGAAAGGTGCCGCCGCATGAGCAACATGGCCGACTGCATTGCCCGCGCGGTGGACTTTGGCGCGGTGGACCGGGCGCGCGGCGTGGCCGCGACCAATGTCTACCAGCAGCTTTACGACCGCTACCGCACCACCATGCCGGACGCCGCGGCCGCGGCCGCCGCGACGAAAGACCTGAAGGAGGCGACGAAGGCCGCCAAGACCCGGCGCTACCATGCCGTGCTGAACCAGCTGCAGGCGATGCGCCGCATTCAGGGCCTGATCGAGGCGTCGCCCGATCCCGCGCTCGCGATCCGCAACCTTCTGGAGTTCAGCGAGGGGTCGGGCTTTACCGGCGAGAGCGTAGAAACGCTGACCCGTGCGTTCAATGCCTCGATCCGCGCGGACATCAAGGAGGTGCTGGACGATGTCGGGCTGAACGTGGTCGGTCAGTCGCGCGACAAGGCGCGCCTTGGCAACGTGATCCGCGAGTTGCATGGCGACGACACCGGCGACGGGCGGGCCAAGCATCTGGCCGCCGCGATCCGCAAGGCGCAGCAGCGGATGCGCCGCCTGTTCAACGCCCATGGCGGCGACATCGGCGATCTGGCCGATTACGGGATGCCACATGCCCATGACGCGGGCCGGATCATGCGCGCGGGCTTCGACGGCTGGGCCAGGGCGATCGAGGGGCGGCTTGCCTGGCACCGCATCCCCGACCTGACCACCGGCAAGCCCTTTGCCGCCGCCCCCGGCACCGTGCCGCCGCGCGCGGTGACCGAACGGTTTCTGCGCGATGTGTACGACGGGATCGTGACGCGCGGCTGGGATGACCGGGATCCCAGCATGTCGGTCGGGGGCCGCGCGATTTACAACCAGCGGGCCGATCACCGGGTGCTGCACTTTGCCACCGGACAGGACTGGATCGAGTACAACAAGACCTTCGGATCGTCGGACCCGTTCAGCGCGATGATCGGCGGGCTGAACGGCCTCGCGCGCGATGTGGCGCTGATGCGCGTGTTGGGGCCGAACCCCCGCACCGGCCTGAACTTTGCGATCCAGGTGGCGCAGAAACGCGCGGCGGCGGGTGTTCTGGCCGCGCGCACGCCGCAGGAAACCAAAGCGGCGGCAAAGCTGGCCGAACGGGTGGTGCGCACGGGCAAGCTCGCGGGTGCCATACTGTCGCATCTGAACGGATCGGCCAACATCCCCGACCACGCAGGCTGGGCCGCGTTCTTTTCCGGCACGCGCGCCGTGCTGACATCGGCGCAGTTGGGGTCGGCCGTGCTGTCCTCCACATCCGACCTTGCGACGATGCAGATGGCCGCCCAGGCGGTGGGTATGTCGGGCAGCCATGTCATCGCCCGGTCGGTGCAGCTGATGGCTAGCCAGGCCACGCGCGAGACGGCGGCGCGCATGGGCTATGTCGCCAACACGCTGGCCGATGCCGGCGGCGGCGCATCGCGCTATTTCGGCGAGACATTCGCGACCGGCCTGCCCGACCGCCTCGCGTCCTTTACCCTGCGCGCAACCGGCCTCACGTTCCTGACTGACATGCGGCGCATGGCGTTCCAGATGGAGTTTTCGGGCTTCATGGCCGACAACGCCGACCGCGCCTTTGGCCAGATCGACGCGCCGCTGCGCCGCAACTTTCAGGAACGCGGGATCAGCCCCGCCGACTGGGATCTGCTGCGCGATCCGTCCGTGCGCTTCAAGGCCGACACCGGCGCGGATTTCATTTCGCCGATGTACTGGCTCGAGGCGCAGACCACGATGCCGCGGGTCGAGGCAGAGGGCCTTGCCATGCGACTGCAGATGGCGATCGAGGAGCAGCTGGAATACGCGATGCCCACCGCCAAGGTCGAGGGGCGCGCGCGGCTGCAGGGCGAGGCGCCGCCGGGATCGTTCCTGGGCGAGCTGGCGCGATCGGCCATGTCCTACAAATCCTTTTCCCTGTCGCTGACCATGGGCCAGTACCGCCGCTACATGGCGATCCCCACGCCGATAGGGAAGGCAAAATACGCCGCGTCAATGTCTGCCCTGCTGATCGTAACCGGGGCCATGGCGGTCCAGTTGAAGGAACTTGCCAAGGGCAACGACCCGCGCCCGATGACGGATGGCAAGTTCTTGATGGCCGCGTTGTTCCAGGGCGGTGGCCTGGGGATCTTTGGCGATTTCTTCTGGGCCGAAACCTCGCGCGTCGGGGGCGGCATCGCCGAAACCATCGCCGGGCCGGTGGTGGGCCTTGGCAGTGACCTGATCAAACCCGTCGCCAGCAACATCACCCGCGCGATCAACGGCGAGGACACGCTGGTCGGCCGCGACGTGGCCGGGCTGGTGCGCCGCTACACCCCCTTCGCCTCTTCCGGCTGGCCAGTGCGCGTGGCCTATTCGCGCCTGGTGGCGGACGAGCTGCAGGCGTTCCTCGACCCCGAGGCGGAGGTGCTGATGCGCCGCCGGTTGCGCCAGCAAGCCAAGGACTACGGCACGCAGCCCTTTGTGCCCTCGCGCGGGTCCGGTGACAGCTTCCGCGCCCCCGACCTTTCCAACGCCTTCAGGAGCACGCCATGACCGTCGAGGCCAACACGCCGATCAGCCGCCACATCGTCGCGGGCACCGGCCCCTACGCGGTGGCGTTCCCGTACCTCGCCGGGTCGGTCACCGTCGCGATCGAGACGGCGACCCCGGACGGCACGGTGCGCAGCGTCCTCGACCCCGCCGATTGGAGCGTGTCGCCCGCAGCAACCGGCACCACCGGCACGCTGACCCTGACCGCCCCCGCCGCCGCCACCCACGCAGGCGCGCAGATCGTGATCGGCCGCCAGACACAGGCCGAACAGGGCTGGGCCGCCGTGCTGGGCCCGCGCGAGGACAGCCTTGGGTCGCAGCTCGACCGTCAGATCCTGATCGCGCAGGAACAGCGCCTTTCGGTCGGCGGTGCGTTGCGCATCGAGGGGGCATTGCCGCCCTTTGTCTGGACCAATGGCACCGTGCCGATCCTGATCGACGGGATGCCGCAGTCCGGGCCAAGCGCGACGCAGATTGCGGGCGCGGAGGGTTCGGCATCCGCCGCCGCGGCATCGGTGGTTGAAATCGCCGCCCTGCGTGATGAGGTGGCGGACCTCGTCGCCGCCGCGCCCGTCCCGCAATCGCGCACGATCTCGACCACCGGGCCCCTGACCGGAGGCGGGGCGCTGACTGGCGATCTGACGATTGCCCTTCCCGCGCCGCTGGTCGCGATCAATGGCACGGGCAACGGGCTGGTCGCGCGGACAGACGCAGGCGCCGCAGCGGCGCGCAGCATTGCGGGCACGACCAACCAAGTCACTGTCACGAATGGCGATGGCGTCGCGGCAAGCCCGACAATCGCGCTTACGTTCCCGTCACAGGCAGTGGCCGAGGCCGGGACCGATACGGTCAGCCCGATGAACGCCTTGCGCACGAAGCAGGCGATTGCGGCGCAGGTTCCGGGCGTCTTGAACGCGAGCGGAGCCGCGCCGCTCTTTGGTTGCCGCGCGTGGGTCAACTTTAACGGCACGACCACTGTCCCCGCCATCCGGGCCGCAGGGAACGTATCGAGCATCGTGCGAAACAGCGGGGGCAACTACACGGTCAACTTTGCCACTGCAATGCAGGACGCGGATTACTGTGTCGTGGTGGCGCACAGCGGGGGGTTCGGGCAGGTCATCGTAGACACCGCAGCGGGAAGCTTTCGCGTCGGCTGCTGGAACACATCAGGCAACTTTGCCGACACCAGCGTCGTGACGGGTTCGGTTTTCAGGTAGGGGCGCAGACATGGTTGATCCGATTATCGTCTATTTGAACGACAGCGCCGAGCCTGTGTTTGTAGTGCCTTGGCTCTCGTGTGGGCTGACCGTTGCGCAGATCGCGGCGAAGGACGTTCCCGAAGGCAAAGCCTTTCTGATCGTTGAGCGGGCCGACATCCCCACTGATGACGCAGAGCGCGCCGCGTGGGTTTCTGGCCTCCAGTTCCCTCAAACATGAACCCCTGAAAGGACACCCCCATGCCCGCTATCCCCCTTCTTCCGAACCACTCGCCGACGCTGATCAGTCCCGGCAGGCGGATGTTTGCGATCACGCCGTCGAACAGCGCCGAGTTGCCGTTCCCGACCAAGGCGATCTATGTCGGCACTGCCGGCACAGTGGTCTGCGTCAATGCGGCAGGCGATGAGGTGTCCTGGCTGATGCAGCCGGGCAGCTACATCGACGCCGAGATCATCCAGGTGAAGGCGACCGGCACCACGGCGACCGACATGATCGGGATTGCCGGCTGATGCCCCGGCACGGTCACGGTCACGGGATGGGGCGGCAGCGCGGCAGCGTGGGCTCGCCCGTCATTCGCGCGATCAACGCGCTGTTCCCCGGCTATCTCGACGGAACCCTTTTTGTCTGTGGGACGCCCGCTGATCCCGCATGGCACATAGCCGCAGGCGCACACGCCGGAACCGTCTTTGACTGCAACTGGCCTGCCCCCGGCGCGCCCGGAACCGGCCTCTACGCCACATTCGACTGCAACGCGGGGATACCAGCATGACCAAGATCACAACCGATTGGGCCGTGGGGGATACCGGCGCGCAAGTCGCCGCAAAACTCACCGCCATTCACGATTACTACTTTGGCGCGGATGCCCGGAGCGGGGACACCGTGATTGGCGATATTTCAGGTCGCCTGACCCCGCTTCTCTCGGGGGCCAGTATTCCGGCTATTTCCTGTGGCGAGTTGATGCTCACGGTAGGCCCGAAACTCAACGCCCTGAACGACCCCGACGCATTCATCCTGAGCGCGTTGCTCCCCGGCAGCACCGCCCTCGTGGCCGCGATGCCGTCACCCGAGACGTGTTTCACCGACACAGCACGCACGACGCCTGCGACCGTGGGGCAGGCGGTGGCGGGCATTACCGATCCGTCAGGCTACGGGCTGCACCCCACGCAGGCGGTGGTCGCGTCTCGCCCCATTCTGCGGCAGGCGGGCACGGGTGAGTATTATCTCGAGTTCGACGGCGTGGACGATTTTCTGGTCACGCCGACGATCACGCCGGG